ATACAGAGTTGGCAGATATAATAAAAAGGATTTGATATGGCTATTTCATCAACATTAACCACAAGTTTTAAGAAAGAACTTCTTGAAGCAGTGCATAACTTTAAAAACTCAGGCGGAGATACTTTCAAACTAGCTCTATATACAAGCTCGGCTACTCTTGGTGCTACTACTACTGCTTTTACTACAACAGGACAAGCAAGTGGTACGAACTATACATCTGGCGGTAGTAATTTAACTAGAGTAGATCCTACTTCGAGTGGCACGACAGGTTTTACTGATTTTGCTGATTTAACTTTTGGTACAGCTACAATTACAGCTAGAGGTTGTATGATTTATAATTCAACTGATAGTAATAAATCTGTTGCTACAATTGACTTTGGTGGTGATAAAACATCTACCGCAGGTGATTTTACAATAGTTTTTCCAGCAGCAGCAGCCAGTACAGCTATTATAAGAATAGCTTAATCTAGCCTCCTATGGCTAATATTACTGGTTGGGGTCGAGGCACTTGGGGTGAAGGTGCTTGGGGCGAGCCCATACCAGTTACTCTTACAGGACAATCAGCTACAAGTGCTTTAGGCACTATTTCTGTAGTAGCAAAAGCTAATGTAATACCAACAGGACAATCAGCTACAGGAGCCGTATCTGGCGTTGGTGTAAATGGTGATGCAGTAGCAGTCTTACCAACTGCTGTTGCAACAGTAGGTGGCGTTACAGTAGATGTAGATGGAGAGGCAAATGTTCCAGTAGCAGGATTAAATGCTACAGGTAATTTAGGGTCTGTAACAGTTCATCATAATGCCGTAGTTACTTTGTCTGGTTTAGCAGGTACGAGTGCTCTTGGAACAGCTACTACAGTAGCAAAAGCAAATGTAAGCATATCTGGTGTATCAGTTACTGGATCTGTAGGATCTGTAACTTTAGTAGCAAAAGCAAATGTAAGCCCATCAGGGCTAGCTGGCACAAGTTCATTAGGAACAATATCTATAGCTTTAGGTATTACACTCCAAATTACGGGACAATCTTCTACAGGATCTGTTGGTAGTCCTACCGTTATTTCAAAGGCAAATGTTATACCTACTGGCGTTGAGGCAGTTGGATCTGTAGGTAGTGTTTTAGTTTGGTCTTTAATAGATGATACACAAACAAAAAATTATGCTAATATAAATACTAATCAAAGTTCATCCTTTGCTGAAATTAATGAAACACAAACTCCTAATTGGGAAGAGGTAGCATAAAATATGGCAACTTATGTAAATGATTTAAGGTTAAAAGAAATAGCTACAGGAGATGAATCAGGCACCTGGGGAACTTCTACGAACACAAATTTAGAACTTATTGCAGAGGCTTTTAGCTTTGGTACAGAAGCAATTACCACAAATGCAGACACACACACAACCACAATAGCAGATGGATCAACAGATCCAGGTAGATCTATTTATTTAAAATACACAGGTACGCTTGATTCAGCTTGTACTATTACTATTGGTCCAAACACAGTATCTAAACTTTGGTTTATAGAAAACGGTACTAGCGGTTCACAAAACATAATTATCTCGCAAGGTAGTGGTGCTAATGTAACCATACCTGCTGGTCATGTAAAAGCTGTTTACTCAGACGGTGCTGGTTCTGGTGCAACTATAGTTGATGCCTTTACAGATCTAAATTTAGCTGGAACAACCACCGTATCTGTTTTAAGTGTGAGTAGCACAACAACATTTAGTGATGATGTTACTTTTACTGGTGCATCTAATAACCTTGTCTGGGACAAATCAGATGATTGTTTAGAATTTGCAGATAATGCCAAAGCTAAATTTGGTGCTAGTGACGATTTACAGATTTATCATGATGGTTCTAATTCAAGAATACAAGAAGGTGGAACAGGTAGTCTTTTAGTAAGAGGTACTAATTTACAATTACAAGATTCAGATGGTTTTGATTATTTAACTTGTACAGATGGGGGTGACGGCGGAACTGTAGTTTTAAAACATTTAGGATCAGCAGTTTTAAGTACAGCAAGTGGTGGTGTAACAGTTACAGGAACACTTACAGCAGATGATTTAGAAATAGATTCAGGTACATTATCTGTAGATGCTAGTAATAATCGTGTAGGAATTAATGAAACTTCGCCAACTGCACCTTTGCATATAGCAGGTTCTACTGGTACTTTTCAAAAACTTGTAGGTACAAGTGCTTCTGGTGATGTAAGAATACAATTTGATGCAGGTGGTACAACTGGTCAAATACAATATGCAGGTGCTTCTCATGCTTCTGTCCCTGATACTCTTACTTTAGTTACGACAGCAGATATAAGAACAGTCCATAATGGTTCAACAAGAGTAACTATAAAAGCAGATGGCGATACGGGCATTGGCCAAACGGCTCCGAATTCACCTCTTGAAATAGTAAAAAATATTACGTTTAGTAGTGCAGACACTTTTCCACAATTACTTATTAGAACAGCATCAGGTTCAACAGGCGACCAGTTAGGATTTGGAGTAGATACAGCTAATAGTTTAGCTTTTATACAAGCTACTGAAAGAGGTACTAATGTCATACCTTTAGTATTACAAAGATATGGTGGCAATGTTGGAATTGGTCTTGATTCTCCAGAACAAATTTTACACATTAAAGATACAAGCAACCCTGATACAACATCTGGCTCGGTTATTATTGAGGGTCAAAGAGATGGTACTGCTAATCTAGTACAATTAAGAGCAAAAGACAACTCATCACCATCTAGTGCTTTGCCTAATAATCAAGGTGGAATTGTAAGATTTACAGGATTTGATGGTACAGATTTTGCAGAGTTAGCAGGTATTCAATTTAACGCAGATGGACAAGCAGTTGCAGATGGCGATTCTCCAGGTAGGTTAGTATTTCTTACAACTTCAGATGGTTCTGGTAGTGCAACAGAAAAGATGCGTATTGATAGTGAAGGCAATATTTTGATGAACAAAACTTCACACAACTCAAACAATACACAAGGTGTTGATATTACAAAAGAGGGTGCTGTTGTAGCTACTAATGATGGTGGTGTAAGTTTCTTAGGTAACAGAACAAGCTCTGATGGACAAATTATACTACTAAGAAAAGATAATACTACCACTGGTTCAATAGGTACTGCAAGCAGTGGTATGACATTTGGTTCAGGTTCTAGTGGAACAGAAAGGATGCGTATTGTCGATGACGGAACTGTATGTATAAATGCAACTGATTCAGGAAGTTTTGATACAAAACTTTATGTCGAACAAGACCAAGGATCCGCAAACAAAGGTCCAGCAATATTTACCAATCCAAATACAGGAACAGCACATAGAGTTGTAACTGTAAATACTGGTGGTAACTCTAAACTAATTGTATTTGATAAAGGTTTTTCATCTAAAGGTAGTATATCTACTAATGGCACTAGCACTGCTTATAATACTACTTCAGACTACAGGCTTAAAGAAAATATAAATTACACTTGGGATGCAACAACTAGATTAAAACAATTAAAACCAGCAAGGTTTAATTTTATTGAAGATGAAACTAATACACTAGTAGATGGTTTTATAGCACATGAAGTTTCAAGCATAGTTCCAGAAGCAGTCACAGGTGCAAAAGATGCAGTAGATGGTAATGGTAATGCTATTCATCAAGAAATGGATGCAGCAAAATTAATACCATTATTAGTAAAAACGATACAAGAATTAGAAGCAAGAATAACAGCTTTAGAAAGCTAAAAAAAGGAGAATAATATGGCAATAGGATATACGTGGGATTGTAAAACATGTGAAACATATCCCACAAAAAGCGGTAAA